GGGGTGAGGCCGGGGGCGTGTGGGGCGGGGTTCGGGGGTCGGTCATCGGGGCTTCCCTTTCGGTTTGTTACGGGCTGGACGGCCGGGTGACGGGCTGCGGCGGGGGGCCTGGACGCGGCGGACCCCCTGGTGGAAGGCCCTGGCCGGGTTGCGGCGGGTGTTGGCCATTGGCGCCTCTTGGCGGCAGGGGTGGCGATGGCGGGGCACCGGGCGGCGGGGCGGGCGGGCGCATGCTGACGCCCATCGGGTCGGCTTTCATGAAGTTGGTGAGCAACTCCTGATAGCCGTTGATGAGGTCAATCACGCCACGGGAATGGCGCACCGGATGCAGCATCATCTTGACCATTTCTAACGTGAGTTGAATGATCATCGGCGGCGGCAGCAGGCCGGTCTGCAGCATGCCTTGCGCCGCGGTCATCACCGCGCCGATCACCTGCATGGTCTGGGCGTTGCTTTCCTTCTCGGTGGTCTCGTCGATCTCGACCGTGCTATCGGTTTCGATATCGATGGCGCAGACCCGTGTGAAGTCACTACGAAGTATCGACATCACCTGCGGCGTGACGTTCTCGCCGGTCATTTTAGTGAGGGTTTCGGCGTCAAAATTCTTGGCAATGATGTCGCCTTTCATCCGCATCATGTCGCGGACGAAATTGGCCACCGCGGTCTTGACGCCCTGCATCCGGCCGGTGCCCATGGTGCCCTTGATGCGCTGGGCGGTGGCGGTTTCATAGGGGTTGGAAGCGCCTCTAACGATATCCGACAAGCCGATGATTTCGTAGATCGCCTGCTTCTGCTGATCGCGGCTGGCGTAGAGTTCTTTTAAGGCGTTGACCCATTCGAGAATGGGGACGAGCCAGATATGGTTCTGCAATCCACCCGACATCAGGTCGACGCCATCGACCGGCAGCAGCTTGCCGTCGTCGGCGGTCAACAGGCTGGCGATGTCCTTGTTAGCGGCGTTGTAGCCGCCGCGGACTTTGATCTTGTTGGTGAGATCGGAGATGCGCCGCGAGGTGTCGTCGAGATCCGCGGCCAAGGCAGCGTAGAGATCGTAGAACGCCTTCGGGATCATGCTGTCGGTGGTGACGACGGCGTAGATCGGCTTGGGAATGGGATAGAAGCCCTGCAACCCAAGGGCGTCCGGATCCACCCGCAGGGCGATGCCGCCGCTCTCCCTGATCAACCAGATAATTTCTTTGGTGGATCTATTCCAGACCTCCCAGACCATGGCTTTCCTGATCACGGCATCGAGACGGCCCGCCGTCTTGGGTGATGCTCCGCCGCCGATCGGGGATTTGGCGGCGGTCTCCTCGGTCCACTTGAAGAGGTCAGAGATTTTATTTTGGGCCTGCAGCGCTTTCAGTTGCGGGCTGTCGTCGAACTCCTGCAACAAAGACTGTTGATCGAACAGATGCCGGAACGCGATCCAGCTGACATCCGAATGCTGCCGCACCGGATCCATCAACAGGTCTTCCCAGAACACGTACTCGTCATCGACGGTCTCCCAGATCTTGGTCTCCCGGGTCTGCGGCTCGCCGGTCACCGGATGCGCCAATTGGCCGCCCATCACGGGGTCGTCGACCGGGACCGGCTTGATGACCGGCTTCCAGCGCACCCGGCAGACGCCTCTGCCTGGAAGCAGCATATCCCGCACCGCGGATTTCACCGCCTCGTGAGAGGCCTCATCGGAGACGACAATTTCTAAGGCCTTCTCCATCACCGCCGCGGCGGTCTCGATGTCGTTCTGTTCCGGCAGCCCTGATGGCGTCGGGGCCGGAAGCGCGGGGCCAAGGCCGGGGGGTGGGGGCGCGGGAGGTGGAGGCCCGCCGCCGGGGGGCTGGGGCGTTAGCTGCGGCGGCGGACCCCCGATCCCTCCGCCTTGGGCTCCCGCATCCCCCGGCAGCGGGGAAGGCGATCCGCTCACCGCCGGAGGCGGCGGGGGTGCAGGAGACGGAGGCGCGGGCGCCGGACCTGGGCCTGGAAGGCCTTGCGGAGGCCCAGGAGGGGCTTGCGGGCCGGGCGGGCCTGGAGGACCCATTCCCGGCGGAAGCGCACCCAGCGGGCCCGGAGGCCCGCCAGGCGGCATACCGCCGGGCGGCGGCATACCGGGGGGCATGCCAGGCGGCATTCCGGGAGGGGGAGGCGGCACGGGCTGGATCGGGTCGGCGGTCTTCTTGATGAAGCGGCTTCTGACGACCGGATCCGGCGGCTTCGAATAGGCCGCGGGCAGCATCACCTCGGTGTTGGCATAGAGGATGTTGAAGGCCGAGGCTAAGTCCTGCCTGGAGCCGTAGACGGTGGCGGCGTTGTACTTGCCCGCACGGGGGCGGGTGATGGGAATGTCGCCGCGGTAGATCTGGACGATGTCGCGGCCCCGGGTGCGCCAGTCCTTTTCGGCCCGCTCGGCATCACTCAAGGCGCGTTCCCACCAGCCGAGATCAACGTCGTCGGTCGAGGTGACATCGGGTTGCGGCACGTCCGGGCGGTCGGCCTCGGGCGAGCGGAGGTCGGCGCCCGGCGGGCGCTCGTCTGCGGCCCCATAGGTGGTCGACGCCATCGGCAGGCCCCGCTAGATCTTGGGGGCGGTATAAGCCCAAACTCACAAGCTATCCAGCCGAAAAGCGTTCCGCACCAGCAAGGGGTTGCGGTCCTCGTCGTCTTCGACCCGGTTGCCGAACGGCCGGGACATGCACGCATAGCGAGTATCATCGACGGCATGGTCCTCGCCCTCGGTATCGAGGTCCTCGGGGCGGTTGCTATCGTGCTGCATCATCGGCAGCGTGCGGATAAGATCCTTGCAATGGTCGACGAAGAACATCATGGGGTCTCCGGCTTCGTCGCCGCGGAGCCGCCAGCGGATCTGATCCCAACCACCCATCCGCTTCGGCGTAGAGACACGCGCGTTATCGGCACGCCGGAAGTACACGCCGTTGCGTGCAAATGTTTCACCAATGCTCGGACCTGACACGACCTGGAAAGCGGAAGGGTCCATGATGCCATACGCGATCGGTTCGCGAAATCCTTTGCCATCGGTTTCTCGCCTGACGACTTCCTTGGCGACGGCATCCGCCGGTAAACGCAGGCCGACGTTGGAGGCCGAGGCACCGTACCACTCGCGGTATCTGACGATCGAATTCTTGGGCAAGCGGCGTTTGTCGTGGATGGTATCGTCCTGGATCACAACCCACCAGCCGATCGAGAAGGGGGTGGCGCTGCCCCAGTCCATGCTGCGGAAGCGGGTCCAGTGCAGCGGCATCCGCAACGGCGGAATGACGTGACGGTTGGGATCGAACTCGGGAAAGAAGGCGCCCTCGATCACGTTCCAGTCGCCCTCCAGCCAGGCTCTGACGAGGGCGGCAGAGCCGGAAGCCCGCAGCCGGTTGATGTAGGCGGGATCATGGTTCAGCAACGCCGGGTTGTCGGAGATTTTTGCCGGGATGAAGATCCGGATCAGGCCGGTCTCGTGGTCTTTCACGGGCTGGTAGGCGCCGTTGTCGATGATCCATTGCTTGACCCAGTGATGTCCCGGGCCGCCGGGGTTGCAGGTGGCTCTAAATTGGCACCGGGCGCCCGAGGTTGTGCGTAAAGTCGCGAACAACCTGAATATCCCGGTGGAGGAAGCGTATTGCGTCAGCTCCTCGACATAGACCCGGGTGAGGCTCCAGCCCTGGTAGTTCATGGCGTCGGCATCGCTTTCGAGATACGCCATGTGAAACACCGCGCCGTTGCGGAAACGGAATTGCTTCTCCTTGTCCTTCCATTCGGCAGCGCTGCCGTACATTTGCCGCGCGACGTCGATGGTGTCCTTGAGATCCTCGCGGCTGCGCCGCAGCATCAGGCCCTTGGCGTGCGGCCCCCAATCCTCGGCATGGCACCAGAACTCGCCGAGGCTCGCGAACGATTTGCCACCTCCGCGAGCACCGCCGTACACCACGATATCGGCCGGGCAGGTCAGGAAATGGTGCTGCGGGCCCGGCTGCGGCTTGAAGCCGGTAATGATCTTCATCCGAACAGAACCCTGGCGCTCGGAATACGAGGCTTCAGCGGCTTCGGCGGCTGCGAAACCTTCGCAGAAGGCTTCGCCAGCTTACGCTTCTTCACCCGTTTTTTAACCGGTACCTGTTTCGTTTTGGCGGGCCGTTTTACTAATGGGGTGGTGCGTGCGCACGCTGCGGGGGTCCCAGTTACCGGCCGAGTTGGGGCCCCGTTTCCGGTTTCCATCCCCCGCGTGGCGCCTGCCAAGCCGTTGCTATCGTTGAACAAATCCAGCTGAGGGCGCGAGCCCTCAGGGCCCGAGTTGACCGCGGTCAACTCGGGAACCGAGCCCTCGACCGCGCCGTCGATAGCCCTGGGTTGGTCCGAAGGCCCGAGCCCTATTGGCGCGGCGGGGGCGCCACGAAACGGCCCTCCAATAGGGAGATCCGTACTAGCGAGATCCGCAGGTTCGGACGGCGCGGGCTCGGGCCCGAACAACTGAGAGCTTGAACCCGACACCACAGGCAGCGACGCCACCCAATCGCTGAGGACCTGTTCGCTCGGCGCGTCCGGATCCCGGGACGGCCTCCGGATCACCTCCAGCGTCGCCTTGTCCGTGACGTGGCCGTACAGCCTCGCGAGGCTGAACGCCGCGTTGTGCGCCGCGCTGTACTCCTCTGCGCTGTGGGCGCCAGCAAACACCCGCTGCAGCATGTCGGTCACCTCTGAGAGCGTGACGACGCCCGTTGTCCGTCTCGCCTCAAGTATCTTATTCGCCCGTTCCTGAATGCGCGGTAAGGCAAACAGTTCTGAAGCTGCAACAGGATTAGGCTTGAACCCGGCTCTAACATAAGCGACGCCAAGGGCGATCCCGTCGCAGACCATACGAACGAAAATCTCTTCCCTCGCGTCCCTCAGATCGACGCCGAGCAACATCACGCCTTTCAGTGATTTGACGTAATGCCGCGGACCCTTTGAAACAAGCGCGGACAAATTCAA